TCAAACACCCTCCGCTTCTTCGACCAGCAGCCGCTGCTCCTCCACGAACCGGTGCCGTTGGATCTCGAGACCGAAGCCCGACCAGCCGTCCTCGCGCCAGACGATGTCCAGCCCGCCGTCATGCAGTTGCACCCGCTCGATCAGCAAGCGGGCGATGCGCTGCTGCTCCGCGGGAAACAGCTGCTCCCACACGTCGCCGATGCGCTGCAGGGCCACCACCGCCTGCGCCTCGTCGATGTCCCGCCCTTCGGGGTGCTCCAGCGCCGCCTTCCACACCGCAATGACCATCTCCGGCTGCCGCAGCGTCGCCTGCAGCTGCTGCAGCACGGCGCCCTCGATCTCCGCGGCCGGCAACAGGCCGATGTCGGACTTCCCAGGCTCGGCCACTGAACCGGCACACCGGCGCTTGTAGAGGGACGAGACGTAGTAGCGGTACCGCTTGCCCCCTTTCTTGGCGGTATACGTCGGCAGCATGCGCTGCCCGTCCGGGGCGAACAGCAGCCCCGCCAGCAAGGCCGGGTGCTCGGTCCGGCGCACCTGGGCGCCTTTGCGCCGCTGATCGATGACGGCGTGCACAGCGTCCCACAGCGCCTGCGGGACGATGGGCTCGTGCTGACCCTCGTAGCTCGTTCCCTTGTGGACGATCTCGCCGAGGTAGACGCGGTTGCGCAGGAGTTTGCGGATATGGGTCTGGTCGATGAAACGGCCGGGCCGGCGGGTGCCGGCCTGCGTCACCCACGACTTGGTGGTCCGCCCTTCGATGGCCAATTCGCGCACCAGCCGCGCAGCGGAACCATGCTCGGCGAAACGCCGGAAGATGTCGCGCACCAGTTCGGCCTCGGCCTCGTTGACCACCAGGCGGCGGTCCTGCACGTCGTAGCCGAGCGGCGGCATGCCGCCCATCCACATGCCCTTGGCCTTGCTGGCGGCGATCTTGTCTCGGATGCGCTCGCCGGTGACCTCGCGCTCGAACTGGGCGAAGGACAGCAGCACGTTGAGCGTGAGCCGCCCCATGCTGGTGGTGGTGTTGAACTGCTGGGTGACCGACACGAAGGACACGCCGCGCCGGTCGAAGATTTCCACCAGCCGCGCGAAGTCCGTCAGGCTGCGGGTGAGCCGGTCGATCTTGTAGACGACCACGATGTCGACCCGCCCGGCGTCGATATCCGCGAGCAGGCGCTGCAGCGCCGGCCGCTCCAGGTTGCCGCCGGAATAGGCCGGGTCGTCGTAGCCGTCGTGCACGGCAATCCAGCCTTCATGGCGTTGGCTGGCGATGTAGGCGAGCCCGGCGTCGCGCTGGGCCTCCAAGCTGTTGTAGTCCTGGTCCAGCCCTTCGTCGGTGGACTTGCGGGTGTAGACCGCGCAGCGCCTTTGGGGTGCCACCGAGGCGGCCAGGGCCGCGCGTGAGGCCTTCATGCCTTGCCTCCCTGGCGTGGCGTGCGCAGGCCGAAGAAGGCGGGCCCACTCCACTGCGTGCCGGTGATGGCGCGAGCGATGGCCGACAGGCTCCTGTAGCGCCGGCCCTGGTACTCGAACTCGTTCGGGCCGCGTGTCACAACCCGGTGCTCTACGCCGTCATACACACGGGTCAACAGCGTTCCCGGCAGCAGGCTGTTCGCTTCGCGCTGGCTGAGCCGCGGCACGATGCCGGTTTCGCCGATGTTTTCCAGCCGGCGGCGCACCGAGGGCGACAAGCCGCCGAAGGCGCGCTCCTGCAAGCGGTAGGCGATGCGGCTCTCCAGATAAACCCGGTTGTGGTGGGCAGGCCGCTCGTCGAACAGTTCGTCCCAGCGGGCCCACAGCTGCTCCATGTCCAGGTGCGGCAGCTGGGCGATCTGTTCGGCCAGGCTCGCTTCTGCAGGGCCTGGCCGCACCGGTGCGAAGGTCGTCATATATCAACTCCTTTTCGGTTGAGAGGGGTTGGCATTCACGCTCTGGGTGGGCAGGAGGCCAAGTCCAACCGTCTCTATTTCCGTGTGAAGTGGCGTGGAAGCCGCAGTGGGCCGGGCGCGCAAGCGCAGCAGCGCGCCGGCCAACAGGTCGGCAACTTCTTGGTGCGGAGGCCGGGGCGCCAAGCTTGCATCAGCGTCCCTGTCAGACCTGCGAGTTTGGTGGGATGACATTGGTAAGCAGCAGTACGAAGAACCGTTTCCATGCTAGGGTTTACTCTCGGTGGCGTATCGGGTTCTAGCGGGTTAGCGGGGGTTCGACACCCACCGGACACGTGTGTGTGTATATGCAACAACCATCGCAGGGAATTCGATCCCTGCATCAAGTCGGAGAGAGAAGCGTGACGAAGATGTGGACGTATGTGGACGTCCTGACCCAGCTGGCGTCGGAAGATGTGCTGCACGGCTGGCTGGCGGAGCAGGGATTGGCGGCAGAGCTGCAGCACCTGGAGTGCGAGGACGCCATCGCGTCCGCCGTCGTTCGTGCGGTTCAAGCCTTGGAGAACGCCCAGACGCGAGAACGAATCATCGCGGGCCTGCAGCGCGGGGCGCAGCTGGCCCACCCACTCGGCCGCGACGCGATGTTCGAGGCTGCGGCCATCCACGGCGACGTCTTCCTGGCGCTGGTCGCCTGCAAGAGCGATTTGCACCGATCGTTCTGGCTCTATGTCTGCCACCGCGCCATCTTCGATCAGGCCTGCGCGGCGGAATACCTGGACGCGAACGTCGCCCGCGCGCAGCAGCATGACCTCGGCTGCAAGGTGGTGCCCCGGCGCGACGCGGCAGCCCTGCAAGCCCTGTGTGCCGAGGTGGGCGCCTTCTACCGGCAGCAGTTCGGTTGTGGCGACCGCTGCGTGGCGCAGTTGTTCGAGCGCAGCAACAACGTCTTCGTGCTGACGCTCCACGTCAAGGACCTGCCGAGCCTGCTGCTGGAATTCGACGGCGACGCCGTTCGCCAGCGCATCGGTCACCCCAGCATCCACATCGTCCTGGAGTACGCCCCGCGCACGGGCGCCACCCGCTCCCTGGTACGTGGCGGCGCCAAGTTCCACCAGATGCTGGTAAACGCATTCGCCCGCCACCTGCTGGCCTGCGAGGTCGACGCACAGCGCGTTCTGCGGCCACGGTTCGATCTTTCCCCGCTGCGCGACGGCTTCCGGGTACCGCGGGCGATCGAGGATGGTTTCGCGGTCGTGCAGGTGAAGTCGCTGTCCCTGATCAGCCCGAACGGCACCCTGAAGCTGGAGTGCAGCGCGACCGCCGCGAGCGGGCGGCGCTGCGTCACCGAGTTGCTGAAGGACATCTGGTGCGAGGACCATCCGCTCACGGACGGATGGAGGATCACTGCGGCCGACATCGCGCTTTACTACCCGCCCGAGCCGGGTCGAAGCCGAATGCGGCAGGTCTGCCTGGAGATCACCGATCGCGGTCGCGTGAACCTGCACAAGTTCGAGGCGAGCCTGCAGCGCCAGCTGGAGAGCTACTTGATCGACATGGGCATCCTGCGCCCCGAGCAGACCTTCGAGGCACTCTCCTTGCCGACTGGGATGCCGGAGCACACGGTGGAGCCGGGTCCGTGACGGGGGATGCACAAGCCTGGAATTTCGCGTGCACCCTGTTCAACCGCACGACGCCGACACTGATAGCCACCCTCCCCTGCGCTCCGCGCGCGCTGCTCTCGGCGCTCGTCGAAGCGCACGTCGTCGCGGTGCGTCCGTACAACAACGCCTACGTCTTGTGTCCCGAGTGCCACCAGCAGCACGGGCTCGTTGTGGATCTCGGCGTTGCCGATAGGCGCGCGATAGGCTGCGACTGCCCGGACTGTGGGATCGTCACGGTGACACCGGACTACCGGTTGACGGTCGAGATTGACATCAAGTGGCTCGTCGCGCAGTTGCGCCTGGCGCTCGACGTCTCCAGTGACGAGGCGGTGGTGGAGCTGGCCGAAGGGATCTGGCGCATCGGCACGGTGCTGCGCCAGCCGGTGGTGCTGGGGCGCTCCGTGCGGCAGTTGCAGGGAAGGCCGGCACTGCTCGCACAGCTGCACGACGGGGCGGGTCGCCCGGTCATCGTCATCACGCCGCAGCCACCACTGCCGCTGCAGGCCGAGCCCTTCGACGACCGGGTCGTGTGGCTGCCACTGCAGCGCAGCTTCGTGTTCGATGGCAAGCGCTTGAGCTGCATCGAGCCGGCAGTGTTGAGGCGGCCGAGGGGCGGCGATGACGCCACGACCGATCCGCGCCCCGTCCATGGCCCGTTCTCCGAGGACTTCCGCTGGGTATACCGCCCGCACGGCGCTGTGCTGCTGTCCCCCGCGCAGGCTGCTGTGATGGAGGTGTTGTGGTCGTTCAAAGGCGTGCCGCAACGGGGCGAGTTGATCATGGCCCGCGCCGGGCTCAAAGGCAGCAAGCCCGCCGTCGTGTTCAAGGTGAAAAGGGAGAACAAGGACAAGGCGCAGTACGAAGGACCGAAACAGGTCTACGCGGCCTTGGTCGTCGTCAACGCCCGTGACGGCACCTACGCGCTGCGATGGGAGGAGGACTGGGGCGAAACACCCCCTCTCCTGCGACCGCTGATGCCCTGATCTCCCTGCCGGGCCAGTGCTATCCGCACAGCCCCACCCGTTGCAACGGCGAGCCTACGAGCTCGCCGTTGTCACGTTCGGATCTATCGAAAACGACGGCTCGGTCGGCAGCGAGCGGAAGTTGGCTTCAGTTCACCGTACCGATGCGCTACAGCGCCCGGTCGCCCCATCCCCAGTCAGCGCTGGGCCAGTAGGGAACTGAGTTCCCCGCTGCTCCCCGCCCGAAGGCGAGGCGCCTCGCTCGTCCCCCGGCCACCTTGCCCCTCCTGCCTCATCCCCTACCGGCGGGGAACTGGCTTCGTCCCCCGCACTTCACATCGCGACGACGCAGGCAAGCGAGTGAGTGCGCCACCTCACAGAGCGACTGTCGCCGTGACCCAACCTCGCGCAGAAATCGTTGCCTCGGCAGGGAACTGAAGTTTCGCTCCAGTTCCCTGCTCAGTTCGCTGACAGTTCCCTGCCAAAAATCTCCAATGCCTCCGGTGCGCGCACACACACCGACTCACTGGAGGATCAATGTTGACGACATCTCAACGGGGGCGAGTCCCCCGCACGGCTCATAGTCCCGCCACCCTTGTGCCGCGGGAACCGGTCACACGCGAGGTGCTGCGCGCCGACGAACTGGCCTTGCGCTGGGGCGTGAGCGAAAAAACGCTCGAGCGCTGGCGCAACGAAGGCCGCGGCCCGAAGTACATGAAGCTCGGCAGCCGCATCGGCTATCCGCTCGCTGCGGTGTTCGAGTTCGAACGCGCCGCCGGCCGCATCTCCACATCCGAACGCGATGAGTGAGGCCGCGCCATGACCGACACCACCCTTTCTGTCCTCACCGGCGCCGAGCTGACCGTGACCGAACTGGCGCCCCTGCCAGCCCTGCTCGCCCTGAGCGTCGCGGAACTGGCCGCTCTGCCCGCCTTGAAGAAGGCGGAAATCCAGCAGCAGCTGGCGACCGCCGCCACCTGGCTGCGGCAGGCCGAACAGAAGTTCGACGCAGCGCTTCAGACCGCCTATGGCGACGTCTGCCGGCGTGTACTGCAAGAGTCCGGCCGCGACTTCGGCACTGCCCACGGCCGCGACGGCGTGGTGCGAATCACCTTCGATTTGCCCAAACGCGTGAAGTGGGACCAGCAGCAGTTGCACCAGCTCGCCGAGCGCATCGTCGCGGGCGGCGAGAAGGTCGAGCACTACATCGACGCGAAGCTGTCCATCAGCGAGGCCAAGTTCAAAAGCTGGCCGCCCTCTCTGCAGGAGCAGTTCGCGCCGGCCCGCACGGTCGAGCCCGGCAAGGCCTCCATCACCCTCCACCTCGACCCCAAGGAATCCCTCTGATGGCACTCCCCATCATCACCGCCGAGCAGCGGCTGGCGGAGCGCACCGGCGTCAAGCTGGTGCTGCTGGGCCGCGCCGGTGTTGGCAAAACCAGTCAGCTTAAAACCTTGCCCGAGGTGTCCACGCTGTTCGTCGACCTCGAGGCCGGCGACCTGGCGGTCAAGGACTGGCGCGGCGACACCATACGCCCCACCACTTGGCCCGAGTTCCGCGACTACGTGGTGTTCCTGGCCGGGCCCAACCGGGCGCTGCCAGCGGAGGCGCCGTTCTCGCAGGCCCACTTCGACCATGTCTGCCAGCGCTACGGCGACCCGGCCCAGCTCGACAAGTACGACTGCTATTTCGTCGACAGCCTCACCGTCCTCTCGCGCTGGTGCCTGGCCTGGGCCAAGACGCAGCCGCAGGCGTTCTCCGAGCGCACCGGCAAGCCGGACACACGGGGCGCCTACGGATTGCTCGGCGCCGAGATGATCGGCGCGCTGACGCAGCTGCAGCACGCCCGAGGCAAGCACGTCGTGTTCGTCGCCATCCTCGACGAGCGCCTCGATGACTTCAACCGCAAGGTCTTCCAACCCCAGATCGAAGGCAGCAAGACCGCCAACGAGCTGCCCGGCGTGGTCGACGAGGTGGTGACGCTGGCCGAGATCAAGACGGAGGACGGCACCTCCTTCCGCGCCTTCGTGACCCACAACCTCAATCCCTACGGCTACCCGGCCAAGGACCGCTCCGGCGCCTTGGACCTGCTGGAGCCGCCCGACCTCGGCGCGCTGATCACCAAGTGCGCCACCACCCACCGCAGCTTCTCTTCCGAATCGAACGAACAACATAGGACCACCGCATGACGACCTGGAACGATTTCAACGACGCCGAACCGCAAGTCTTCGACCTCATCCCCAAGGGCACCGTCGTGCCGGTGCGCATGACGATCAAGCCGGGCGGCTTCGACGATCACGCCCAGGGCTGGACCAGCGGCTGGGCGACGCAGTCTTACGAAACCGGTTCGGTCTATCTGGCCTGCGAGTTCGTGGTGCTGGCCGGCGACTACGCCAAGCGCAAGGTGTGGTCGAACATCGGTCTCTACAGCCCCAAGGGATCGACCTGGACCCAGATGGGCCGCAGCTTCATCCGGGGGGTGCTCAACAGCGCCCGCAACCTGCACCCGAAGGACCTCGGTCCCGACACGGCCGCCAAGCGCTTCATCTCCGGCTTCCACGAGCTGGACGGCATCGAGTTCCTAGCCCGCATCGACGTCGAGAAGGACGGCCGCGACGAACTCAAAAACGTGATCAAGGTCGCCGTCGAGCCGGACCACCCGGACTACGCGCGGCTGATGGGCGTCGCCTCGCAAGTGGCGGCTCCCGCTGCCGGGCCGGCGTACTTCCCGTCGGCACAGCCGGCACAAGCCGCACACCCCGCGGCGCCATCGGCTGCGCGCCCGGCGCCCGCCGCACAGGGCTACCACCCGGCTGCGCAACCGGCCACCGCCGTCGCCCGTCCGGCGCACGCGACCCAGCCGGCCAACAGCCGCAGTCCCGTCAGCGCCAAGCCGTCGTGGGCGCAATAAGGAGATGGCCATGCAAGACACCCCCATCTACGTCAGCCACTATGGCCACGTGCGCTTCGGCGATCTCCAATGCGCAGCCGTTGTGCTGGAAACCGGAGAACGCGGATATGTGTGGCCCGCCCTCGCGGCGGATTTCGGTCTCCATGAGACGCATCGAGGCGAGTATGTGGCCTTGCTTCTCGCGGAGATTGCGCCAGGGATCTTGGTCGACATGGACGACGGGCCGGATGCCATCGTGCTCCCGACCGGTCAGGAGACGATGTTCTTCCCGGCGGGACTGCTCGGGAAGGTCGCAGCCACCGTTGTCGAAGCCACTATCTCGGGCAAGATCAAGAAGGCCTCTGACCGGCTGATCGCCAACTGCATCAGGGTGCTGAGGACGGTCATCGAAACCGGCGAGACCGAGCTGATCGATGAAGCGACGGGGCACGACCTCTACCGTGCCCCCGACGAGCTGCTGAAGCGCATCACGAACCTGCTGAGCGAGACGTGCCCGGGTGGGCACGGCCGCGGCAACCGGGACTATGACAAGGCGCTCTTTCCGGTGGTGTTCGAACCGCGGGAAGGCCACGTCAAGCTCATCCAGCCGTTCCTCATCGAAGAGATCACGCTGCGCTGGGTCTACGGCGTGGCATTGCCGCAGGCACTGTTGCGCGACCTCCGTGACGGCAAGGGTGTCTCGCCGCAGCACCGGCTATGGCTGTGCGAGCAGGGGCGCTCTCATGTGGAAGCCCAATTCGTTGCAGTGACCGCCATCGCGCGGCGGGCAACAGATCGCCGCGACTTCGAGCGGCGCTGCCAAGCCGCCTTCGGATGGACACCGGCTCAGTGCGCGGCTGCAGTTCAAACGCCTGCGGAGGCCGCTTGAAATGCTGGGTCTGCACACGCGAGGCCCGCGGCTTCGGGCACAGCGACACCCGCTACGCACTGACCGACCCACGGCACTACCCCATCGACTGGGTGTTCTGCTCGCGCCGCTGTCTGGAAGCGTTTCATGCCCTGTACGGGCGCTGGCGCGCCGTGCGCGACGGGGACATCGACCGCAAGGAGGTTCGGATGATCGATCCCTCTGACGTCGAGCAGGCCGCGATGCGCAAGTGCCTGCGTGCCTTCGGCGAAGCCGGCTCGGCGATCGGCTTCGGCAAGCCGCTGGGCCAGTACACAGAGGCTGAGGCGCTGCAGGTGATCGATGCCATCGTGACGCGCTACACCGAGGCCATGGCCGAGCACCACGAGGCGACGAAGTACCCGCCGGTGCGTGGCATCGCGCCCGTGCCCGACCCCATGTCGGCCCCCTTCGCCGACATGCCGAGCGACACGCCTTGGGAGGCAGCCACCCGATGATGGACTTCAACCCAACGTCCAGTCTGGGCGAGCGGGTGGAAGCGCTGATCGACGACGGCCTGCAGCGGCAGGCCGGCGCGCAGGCCGCCCGCGACTACCTCGGCGCCTCCCGCGTCGGCGTGGCCTGCGAGCGGGCCTTGCAGTTCGAGTACGCGCAGGCACCAGCCGACCCCGGCCGGGGCTTTTCCGGCCGCATTCTGCGCATCTTCGAGCGCGGCCACCGCATGGAGGACGTCATGGTCGAGTGGCTGCGCACCGCCGGCTTCGATCTCCGCACCCGCAAGCCCGACGGCGGGCAGTTCGGCTTCCGCGTCGCAAACGGCCGCCTGCGCGGTCACGTCGACGGCGTCATCCTCGGCGGCCCGGATGGCTTTGCCTGCCCGGCGCTGTGGGAGATGAAGTGCCTCGGCTCGAAGTCCTGGAAAGAGCTGAAAAAGCACAAGCTCGCCGCCGCCAAGCCGGTCTACGCCGCGCAGGTCGCGATTTACCAGGCGTACCTGCAGCTGCACGAACACCCGGCGCTGTTCACCGCGCTCAACGCCGACACGATGGAAATCTACGCCGAACTGGTGCCCTTCGATGCGGCGCTGGCCCAGCGCATGTCCGACCGCGCGGCGCGCGTCATCCAGGCCACGGAAGCGGGCGAGCTGCTGCCCCGCGCCTTCCACGACCCCTCCCATTTCGAATGCCGGTTCTGCCCCTGGCAGGACCGGTGCCACCGAATCGAACCATGAGATCCAACGACATACACCCCGCGGCGAAGGACCGCCTGCTCACTGCGCAACAAGCAGCGCGTGCTCTCAACCTGCCCGAGTGCTATTTGGCGGATGCGGCCCGCCGCCGCCAGCTGCGCATCCCCCATTACTGCATCCACAGCCTGGTGCGCTTCAAGCTGCACGAAGTCGCGGCGTGGCAAGCCGCCGCCGCGAAGAAGGAGGCATCTGGTGCTTGACTTCAACGACCCCGGCACGGCGTCTCCGCCCGACCGCGACCTGGAGGCCGAGCGCGACAGGATTCGAGCTGACCTGCTCGCCCGGCTCGCGCCGGTGTTGCAGACGATGTTCCCTGCCGGCAAGAAGCGCAATGGCAAGTTCTTCATCGGCGACATCCTCGGCAGCCCCGGCGACAGCCTGGAGGTGGTGCTCGACGGCGAGAAGGCCGGGCTCTGGACCGACCGGGCCGAGGGCAGCGGCGGCGACGTCTTCGCGCTGATCGGTGCCCACTACGGCGTCGACGTCCGCACCCGCTTTGCGGACGTGCTGCAAAGAGCGTGCGATCTGCTCGGCCGCGCACCGGCCCCAGCCGCGCGCAAAGCCAAGCGCCAGCCGCCCGTCGACGACCTCGGCCCCGCCACCGCAAAGTGGGACTACTTTGACGCAGCCGGCCAGCTGATCGCGGTCGTCTACCGCTACGACCCACCCGGGCATCGCAAAGAGTTCCGGCCCTATGACGTGAAGCGCCGCAAGGTGGCGCCGCCCGACCCCCGGCCGCTGTACAACCAGCCTGGCATTGCAAAAGCGGACCTGGTGGTGTTGGCCGAGGGCGAAAAGTGCGCCGACACGCTCATCCGGCTTGGCATCTGTGGGACCACCGCGATGCACGGTGCGAATGCGCCGGTGGACAAGACCGACTGGTCGCCGCTGGCCGGCAAAGCCGTGCTCATCTGGCCGGACAAGGACAAGCCGGGCTGGGAGTACGCCGATCGCGCCGCTCAGGCCTTGTTGATGGCGGGCGCGAAGACGTGCCACATCCTGTACCCGCCCGAGGATGCACCGGAAGGCTGGGATGCCGCCGATGCGCTGAGCGACGGCTTCGATGTGGCCGGTTTCATCGTCCACGGGCCGCGTCTGCAGATGCACCTCATCGGCGACGAGGACGCGGTCGACACCGTCGACGCCCACCCCGCAATCGAAGAGTCAGTGTCGGGCACCGAGGATGCTCTGGCGCTGTCCTTCACGCGCCGCTATCACAGGGACTGGCGATATGTCGCAGCCTGGGGCCGCTGGCTGGTCTGGGATGGCCAGCGCTGGCGCCCGGAAGATACCTTGGCCGCCACCGACCTGGTGCGGCACGTCTGTCGCTACGTTGCGCTCCGGACTCACAATCTCAAGATCGCCGCCAAGCTGGCCGCCTCGAGTACGGTTGCCGGTGTCGAGCGCCTGGCTCGGGCCGATCGGCGGCATGCGGCGACCACCGACGAGTGGGACGCCGATCTGTGGCTGCTGAACACGCCCGGCGGCGTGGTCGATCTCAAGACCGGCCGCCAGCGACCGCACGAGCGCAGCGACCGGATGACCAAGGTCACCACCGCCACGCCGCGCGGCGAGTGCCCGACTTGGCGGCAGTTCCTCGACGAGGTGACCGGCGGCGACCAGGCGCTGCAAGCCTATCTGCAACGAATGGCCGGCTACGCCTTGACCGGCTCCACCCGCGAGCACGCCTTGTTCTTCCTGTACGGCACCGGAGCGAACGGCAAGTCGGTGTTTGTGAACACGCTGGCCACCCTGCTCGGCGACTACGCCACCAACGCGCCGATGGACACCTTCATGGAAGCGCGCACCGACCGCCATCCGACCGATATGGCGGGCCTGCGTGGCGCGCGCTTCGTGGCCGCCACCGAGACCGAGCAGGGCCGGCGCTGGGCCGAGTCCAAGCTCAAAAGCCTGACCGGGGGCGACAAGATCTCCGCGCGCTTCATGCGCCAAGACTTCTTCGAGTTCTTCCCGCAGTTCAAGCTCTTCGTGGCAGGCAACCACAAACCCGCCATCCGCAACATCGACGAGGCGATGAAGCGGCGGCTGCACCTGATCCCGTTCACGATCACGGTCCCACCCGACAAGCGCGACAAGCACCTCCAGCAGAAGCTGCTGGCCGAGCGCAACGGCATCCTGGCCTGGGCGGTCCAGGGGTGCCTGGCCTGGCAGCGCCTGGGACGGCTGGACCCGCCTCAGCAGGTGCTGGACGCCACGGAGGAGTACTTCGAAGCCGAGGATGCGCTGGGCCGGTGGTTGGATGAGCGCTGTGTGCGAGAGACCAACGCCAAGGCGCTCACCGCCGAGCTCTTCAACGACTGGAAGCAGTGGAGCGAGGCGGCCGGCGAGTTCGTCGGCACCCAGCGGCGCTTCTCCGACCTGCTCATCACGCGGGGCTTCGAGAAGTGGCGCAACGGCTCGGGCGTGCGCGGGTTCAGGGGCATTGGCCTCACAACGCCGCGCACTGCTGCCTACACCCCCTACATCGACAACTGACCCTCCCGTCTGACGCATTCGACGCTGTTCATCGTAACTCTCTACACGTGCGCGTGACGCGCGCGTCATGGAGGTTAACGATTCGGCGTGTCGACTGCGTCAGGCCCGGACAAGTAAGGACGACCAACATGACCAGCACCGTTCTGGCTCTGGATCTGGGAACACATACCGGCTGGGCACTGCGCCAGCACGACGGCACGACCACCAGCGGCACCGAGCACTTCAAGCCGCAGCGCTTCGAGGGCGGCGGCATGCGCTTCCTGCGCTTCAAGCGCTGGCTCTCGGAACTGCACAGCGCCAGCGGCGAGCTGGGCGCGGTGTACTTCGAGGAGGTGCGCCGGCACACCGGCGTGGACGCGGCTCACCTGTACGGCGGGCTGTTGGCCCACCTCACGGCCTGGTGCGAGCAGCGCCAGGTGCCCTACCAAGGAGTACCGGTGGGGACCATCAAACGGCACGCCACGGGCCGCGGCAACGCCGGCAAGGGAGAGGTGGTCACCTCGGTCCGGAATCGCGGCTACGCGCCGTCTGACGACAACGAAGCCGATGCCCTCGCACTGTTGCTGTGGGTCATCGACACCCAGGAGGCTGCGCAATGCTGACGCCACACCACCGCTACCGCTGCGCGCTTGGCAAGCTGCAGCCGAACCGCACCGACCTCGACGCCGTCAAGGAGGAAGGCTGGCGCAAGCAGCGCATCCTGGTGATCAACGAGGCCGACGAGCGGCTCGACCTGGTGGAGCGCGAGATCGTTCGCCGCATCGGCGAGCGGCTGTACGGCAAGGGAGGACAGCGCGATGGCTGAGCAATGGACCGTCGAGGCCGTGGCCATGCGCTTTGCCGACGCAGCGGACACCGCACGCCGGCTGCCGCCGGTCAGGGTGCAGGGCTACCTGAGCGCCTGGCCGCAGGTGGCGCGCGAGTCCTGGGAGGCGCTCGGGCGCGACGATGACCGCCCCCTGACCTTCCCGCCCAGCCCGCAGGCGGTCGAGCGCATGCTGCAGGCCATGCGGTGGGTGCAGTGGCTCGAAGTCGAGCAGCGGCACCTGGTGTGGATGCGCGCGAAACGCTATGGCTGGAGCGAGATCGGAAAGCGCTTCGGCTGCGACCGCAACACGGCGTGGCGCCGCTGGCTGGTGGCCCTCGGCGCCGTCGCCGACCGGCTCAACCAGCAGCAGCTGCCTTAGCCCGGAACCACAGCGGGAAATAGCGGGTTGTGGCGGGCCCCCGGGGGGCAGAGCGGGCTCGCGCGGGCTACTGCGGGAATTGGCCGTGCAGCATTTCGGGCCGGTTTTGGCTACAGTTCCAGCTATGGTGACGCAAGGACCAGCAGTAGCAAACGCCCCCTGAAGTCAAGCCCTCAGGCTGCCTTTCAGGGCTCTCAGAGAAGAGTTTGCGGGTCCTTCCTTTTGGTACCCAATGCGGGCGGGAAACGCGCGATGCTTTTTTAGCGTCTGAGTGCGAACCCAGGTTCGCGCGGTTCGCGTCTATCGCCGCTACGCTTCTCTCGCACTTTCTCCGTTCCTTCCTTTCTTCGACCCCGGCCGCCCACCACGGCCGTTGAACGGCCCGCTCCCGACGTCTGTCGGCCGGGCCGTTCTCTTTGCCTGCGTTTCCTCCTGACGCCGCGCGAGCGGCCTTCGGCCCGCCTCCGATTCGTCGGGGCGGGCCGCCTTTCATCGCACGCCGAATGCCGTCACCCAGCTTCTCCGATCCGCTCAAGCTCGAACACTGGCCCACGGCCAGGCTCATCGCTTACGCGAGGAACCCGAGGAAAAACGACCACGCAGTGGATCGGATGGCGGCGGTCATCGCCGAGTTTGGGTTTCGAATTCCGATTTGCGCCAAGAGCACCGGCGAAGTCGTCGACGGGCACTTGCGGCTCAAGGCCGCGATCAAGCTCGGCATGCCGCAGGTCCCAGTCGTGTTGGCCGATGAGCTGACGGACGCACAGATCCGCGCCTTTCGCCTGCTGGCCAACCGATCCGCGACCTGGGCGGAGTGGGACGATGAGCTGCTGCGGCTCGAGATGGCCGAGCTGAACGAGGCGGAGTTCGACCTGTCGCTGACCGGCTTCGACGCCGACGAACTTGCCAGCATCCTGGCCGGCGATGAGCCCGCGCACGAGGGCGAGACGGACGACGATGCGGTGCCGGAGGTCGCCGAGGAATCGGTCTCGCAGCCCGGCGACGTCTGGGTGCTGGGCGACCATCGCCTGCTCTGCGGCGATGCGACGAAGCCGCAGAGCTACGCCTCGCTGCTCGGCGAAGGCCGGGTCGACATGGTCTTCTGCGACCCGCCCTATGGGGTCAACTATGCGAACACCGCCAAGGACCGGCAGCGCGGCACGGCTCGCCCCATCCTGAACGACAACCTCGGCGAGGGCTTCTACGATTTCTTGCACGCCGCGCTCTCGGCGATGCTGACACGGTGCGACGGTGCGGTCTACATCGCGATGTCCTCCAGTGAGCTGGACACGCTGCAGGCGGCTTTCCGGGCGGCGGGCGGCCACTGGTCGACCTTCATCATCTGGGCCAAGGACGCCTTCACCCTGGGCCGCGCGGACTACCAGCGCCAGTACGAGCCGATCCTTTACGGATGGCCCGAGGGGGTGAAACGCCACTGGTGCGGCGACCGCGACCAGGGCGACGTCTGGCAGATCAAGAAGCCGAGGAAGAACGACCTGCACCCGACCATGAAGCCGGTGGAGTTGGTCGAGCGGGCGATCCGCAACTCCAGCAGACCGGGGGACGTCGTGCTGGACCCGTTCGGCGGTTCTGGCACCACCTTGATCGCCGCCGAGAAGTCGGGCCGCGGGGCCCGGCTCATGGAACTGGACCCGAAGTACGCCGACGTGGCGGTGCGCCGCTGGCAAGACTGGACGGGCGAGCGTGCCGTCCGGGAACGCGACGGACAGCCCTTCAACGAAGCGGCCTCTGCGCCAGAGGAGGCGTCGAGCCGGAACGCAGGGGCTCAGTGAGAGCTACACGAGCGCTTCGTGCATCGCGGCGGCGATCACAAAGCCGGTCAGGTACGGCAGGCCGCGCGGGATGCCGTGGTACTTCGACGTCTTGGTGCCGATCCGCCACGTCATCCACCGGTCGATGGCTTTCTGGATCGCCTGGGGAAGGGGCTCGCCAGCGTGCAGCTGGTTGAGAACGTTGTCGGCGAAGTGCCGGCCCGAGCCGCTGTCCAGGAACGCCCGGACCGACTCCATCGGCTCTCCCGTCGCCTTCGCGATGCCTCGCATGGCGATCGGCCAGGCGGCCGGTGCGTGTTCACGCATCGTGCCGATGAAGCCCCAGGCCTCGTTTTGTGTGCTCGGGACGTTGTCGATGAAGTTCATGTTGCGTTCCTCCTGCGGTTGGTTTGCCTTGCGGTGCCTCTATTCACGCTCCTTGTGACGCAGATGCCAAGCGATGTAAGGCACCGTTTTTGATACCAGTGGATAGCGGGGCCGCATCCGGAGACGGCGCTCCCGGCCGTCAGGCGTGTGGGAGCGATCCTCCGCAATGACGTCGACCACCGGGAGGCCGGTGTCGTCTTGTTGGGACGGCGCTGGTCGCGCCGCCTGGTGGCTCGTTAGGCCGCCCGCTCTTCGGCCCCGGTCACCATCACGTAGCCGGTGAGCGAGGGCGTGTCAGCCGCAACTTCCCAGTCCCGGAAGGCATCGATTTGCACACACCGGCTCATCCACCGATCAGCCACCGTCTGGAGGGCGTCGGTCAGGGACAGGCCGGCAAACAACCAGTCAAGCGTGTCCTCGGCGAAGGACCAGCCGTATTCGCTGTTCAGGAAGGCCTGGACCGCCTCCTCCGGTTGGGCGGTCGTCTTGGCGACGACGGTCATCGCGATCGGCCAGGCGGCCGGGGCCGGTTCGCCCATCGCGCCGTAGAAGCCGGCGGTTCCGTTCTTCTGCCTGTCGATCTTCGCTTGTTGGTTCATTCTTCGATCCTTTCTTTGTGAAGCGCCGCTTGTGTGCGACGCCTTCATTGACGCTCTACGTGCCAAGGTAGACAAGCGGTGTGGGCGCTTGTTTTGGATACAAATGGATAGCGGGGCCGAGGCCCCGCAACGCGTCAACCGAGCCGTGCGACGTAGCGTGCGTAGTCCGCGCCCTCGGGATTCACGTACAGGATCGGGCGGCCCGGCGCGATCAGCTCGACGCACACCCAGGCGTCCCAGATCTGCCCGCCCTCGCGGGTCAGCCATTCGCGCCGGCGCAAGAGATCGCTGGCGAAATCGTCGTACTCGTCGGTCGTCAGCTCGCGGGTCCTGGTCACGAAAATCCGCTGCGGCTCGCCGCCGCCCACGTCTTCAAGCGCCTGCGGCTTGCGCGTGAAGGGAAGCCGAATGCCCAGCTCGTGAACCAAGACCTGGTCCGAGCCAATCGTGACGGTGCGGGGGATGCGAGCGATGCGAATCGTCAGCTCGCTGGGGGAAACCTTGGTGTCCATCTTTCTGTTCTTCCTTGGTGTCATCGCGTTGTTGCGATGGCTCTATGAACGCTCTGTTCGGGGACGAAGCCAACGGGTTGCCGGCCTCGAAGGTGATAGCGTTTGATAGGTCGGACCGTTGCGGTGCAGTCGGACGCCGCGGGCTGGGCCAGTACCCCAAGCCGCCTCGTTGAGGCCGTGTGCGGGCGCAGCGGGCCGCTGTGACAGGCACCGCTGCGTCAACCGCCCCGTGCGGGGCGGTTTGGCTTAGAGCCTTGCTTGCTTCATGTTCTCGCCGCGCACCTGCACGGGCGGGCGGTCGTCGTAGTCCTGCGGGTCGGCTTCGAAAGCGGCCAATGCCATCCGCAGCACCTTGCGCAAGGCCCCGGCCCGATCTGCCAGCGGGCTGAGCCAAAGGAGACAGCCGGCGACCTTGTCGACGTCGAACCAGCGGTCGCTCCGGATCGTTTCGCAGAGCTCGCACCAGACCGAGATCCAGTACACCGCGAGGTAGCCGTCCACCGCGGGGATGACCGCCGGCACGCGGCGGTCGATGCGGGTCCAATCCGAATCGCCCGGTTGGGAGGCGAAATCCGCGACGACCCGCACGTGCAGCCCGAGCAGAGGGTCTTGCGTGTAAACCGCGCCGAGGGGGCGCATGCCGTGCTGCCGGGCGATGCGGTTTACCTCGCTCAGGAAGGCATCGCAGCGGGACAGGTCCGTGTGGCTGGTGTTGAAGGTGTTCATTCTTCGTTCCTTGTGTTGGTTGCGTCGCCAAGCGCGACAACGACATGAACGCTCTTCACGGGCCTAGTCATCAACGGTTCAGATGATGCTGGTTGATTCACAGGTGAGAGAACCGCGACGGTGAGGCCCCACACGGTTCAGCGGGGCCGTGGTCGGCCCCGCCCGCCTAGATCAGTCGATCGAGGCCACGTAGAGGGGCGTGTCGCCCCCTTCCGGGTTGATCAGCAGCCTGCCGTAGGTTGGGGTGACCAGCTCGACGCAAAGGAAGGCGTCGGCGGTGTGGCCGGTGCCGAGGTGGCCGCCCTCGCCGCGCAGGAAGTTGAAGCGCTTGTCGCGGTCGCCGACCAGCTCCTCCCAGACCGTGTCGGCCACGTGAACCGTCTTGGTGATGTAGGCGGTGGCGAGCAGGCCCGGCTTGTCGAAGTCCTCATCGCACGCCGGCTTGCGGGTGAACTCCAGGGCCGGGGTGATCTGCTCGACGTGCAGCGAGCGGCCGTTGTAGAACAGGATGGCGGGGCGGCGGGTGTAGCGGGTCTTGTTGGTTGTGGTCATGTTGCTTGGCTTGTTGGTTGCGTCGCCAATCGCGACACCGCTATGAACGCTCTACGGCGCCCCACCTAGCAACGGTTCAGGTGATGCTGGTTGATACGTGGCTGAAGCGCACCGGCGGCCTTTGCGCTGGGCAACCGCAAGGCGGGGTGGACCGCACCCTGCTGCGCTCGGGCGACCTCCGGGCTTTGGTGCCCGTACGGGGCCGCTCGCTTGCGGCGCCGAGGGTCAGAAGCGGTAGGCGTTGGTCTCAGCCCGTTCTGCTTCTGTGCCGGCGCGGCCTGTGCCAACGCGGCAACGGGAGCCGCCCCGGGAGGGCGGCCCCCGGGGCGCGGCTGCGTTACGGCTGGGCCGGTTCCTGCTGCTGGGCCTCGAGACCGCGTTCGTAGCCGGCCTTGAAGGCTGCGTCGAGCGCGCGGCGGACCTCCCAGACCGCGACCTCAGGGAAGTCCAGCTGGTCGCTGTTCCGCGTTTCGAGGGTTTCGATCCTCAGGTGCTTGCGGGCGATGCTGGCAAAGAGGGCGTTGAGGTTTTCCATCGTTTTTTCCTTTCGGGTTGGGGTTGCGATGGCTCTATGAACGCTCTTGTCGGGCGAGCCAGCAACGACTGAATTGATGCTGGTTGATTCACGGCGCGGCGGGGCGGGCCCGGTGCGGCGCAGCCCGCAAGGTGATCTCAGCCTCCCCCGGCCGCGATTGCGCTGCCTTGTGGCCGTGCTCTGCGGGCAGGGTCGCCGGCGGCCCCGGACATCAAGCAGCCTCGCCCTCGATCGCCTCGGCCTGTTGCGAGGGTTGCTGATCGCTCTCCGCCTCGGCCTCGGCCTCGGCCTCGGCCTCGACGATGCGGTAAACGCGCTCGTCGTCGGTGCTTTTCTCCGAGACCACGTTCAAGCCGAGCCGCTTCTTGAAGGTGCCGGCGAAGGCGCCGCGCACCGTGTGCGCCTGCCAGCCGGTGAGGTGGCGGATCTCGTCGATGGTGGCGCCTTCCGGGCGGCGCAGCAGGGCGATCACCTGGGCCTGCTTGCTGTTGCTGCGCGGCTCGCGCGTCACCTGGGCGGCCGGCTCAGCCGCCGGGTCTGCGCTCTCAGCCTCAGCGTCCGGTTCCGCCGAGGCCTTGGCCCAGGACGCTTCGGCGGCGGCGACCTCCTGCTCCAGGTCGTCTTGTGCCTCTGCGGCCGTCACCGCCGAGGCGGCAACTTTGCGCTTGCCCTTGGCTTTGGCCTTGGGCGCCCGCGTCGTGGGCCGCTTCCGTCCGAGCGCCGCGTAGCCGGCGTCGGTCACGACGTGGTGCCCACCCTCCTCGGCGATCAGCTCGCGCGTCAGCAGGCCTTGCAGCACCTTCGCGATGGCACCGCCTTTGACGCTGGCCGGGAACCACTCGATGCGGCCGTCGGTGTGCTGGACGGCGAACTCGAGGGTCTCGCGCTGGGTGGCGGTCAGGGTGATGGCGTTCATGTTTGGGTTCCTTTGCGTTGGTTGGTTGTCGTTGTGCGACGTCGCTATGAACGCTCTGTTCGGGCTGTGCAGCAACGAATGAATTGATGCGGGTTGATTCCTGGCTGGGCGCCACTTGAAAGGCGCCCCGTGGGGCACCACCGACTCAAACCTTGGCGTACTCCATGTCGTCACCCCTCGTCTCGACCGGCGCCTCATGCTCGTAGGCTTCGGGTCGCCGCGCGTAGTCGGCCAGCACGGCCCGCAGAACCGAACGCAGAACGCGGCCTCGATTCGGGAAACCGCGCAAACAAGGGAGTCGGTTTGCCGTCTCCGTCACGTCGAACCATTCGTCTGCACGGACCTCATCGCACAACTCCGTCCAAATCTGGTCGCAGATTCGCTCGGTGGACTCGGCGGCGCTGAAAGTCGTCTTGCTCATGTTTGGGTTCCTTTCGGTGGGTGGTTGGTGTGTCTTGCGACGTCGCTATGAACGCTCTGTTCGGGCCGCGCCGCAACGGCTGAATTGATGCGAGTTGATTCGGCGCCGGCATGACGCCGCGACGCGAAGGCAGGCCTGGGTCGCCGCGCCTTTAAGAACATATGAAGCAAGCTGCCGATGGGAATGTCGATACGGGCCTATGCCCGCCACCGCGGTGTCAGCGACACCGCCGTGCGCAAGGCCATCCAGGCGGGCCGCATCACGCCGGAGCCGGACGGGACCATCGATGCGGAACGGGCCGACGCGGACTGGGCGCAGAACACCGAAGAGCCGCGCGTCGGCACGCGGCAAAAAGCGCCGCGCGTGCAGAGCGACCTGGTGGATCGCGGCGCGTCCCCGGCCGGCGGCACCTCGCTGCTGCAGGCACGGACCGTCAACGAGGTGGTCAAGGCCCAAGCCAACAAGGTCCGGCTGGCCCGCCTGAAGGGCGAGCTGGTTGACCGCTCGCAAGCCCTGGCCCACGTGTTCAGGATGGCGCGCGCCGAGCGCGACGCGTGGCTCAACTGGCCGGGACGGGTGTCGTCGGAGCTGGCCGCACGGCTCGGCGTGGACCCGCACGAGATGCACGTGGCGCTGGAGAGGGCCGTGCGCGAGCAGTTGCAGGAACTGGGCGAGGTGGCGCCAAGGGTCGACGGATGAACGAGTTCAACTACGAGGGTGCCGTCGAGATCGAGCGCGCCTGGCGCGAGGGCCTGACGCCGGACCCCTTGCTGACGGTCTCCGAATGGGCCGACCGCCACCGCATCCTCTCCAGCAAGGCCTCGGCCGAGCCGGGCCGCTGGCGCACCGCCCGCACGCCCTACCTGCGCGAGATTCTCGACTGCCTGTCGCCGACCTCGCCCACCGAACGCGTGGTGGTGATGAAAGGCGCCCAGCTGGGTTTCACGGAAGCGGGCAGCTGTTTCATTGGCTACGTCATCCACCACGCTCCGGGCCCGATGATGGCCGTGTGGCCCACGGTGGAGATGGCCAAGCGCAACTCCAAGCAGCGGATCGATCCGCTGGTGGAAGAGACGCCAGCCCTTGCCGAACTGATCGCGCCGGCCCGCAGCCGCGACGCCGGCAACACCATCCTCGCCAAGGAGTTCCGCGGCGGCGTGCTGGTGATGACCGGCGCCAACAGCGCGGTCGGCCTGCGCTCGATGCCGGTGCGCTACCTCTTCCTCGACGAGGTGGATGGTTACCCGCTGGACGTCGAGGGCGAAGGCGACGCGATCTCGCTGGCCGAAGCCCGCACGCGCACCTTCGCGCGCCGCAAGATCTTCATCGTCAGCACCCCGACGATTGCAGGCGCGTCGACCATCGAGCGCGAGTACGAAGCGTCGGACCAGCGCCGCTACTTCGTACCCTGTCCGCACTGCGGCCACAGCCAGTGGCTGCGCTTCGAGCGGCTGCGCTGGGAGCGCAGCCGGCCGGAGACCGTGGCCTACGTCTGTGAGGACTGCGAGGAGCCCATCCCGGAGCACCACAAGACGTGGATGCTGGAGCGCGGGCAGTGGCGCCCGACCGCCACTGGCGCCCGGCGCACGGCGGGTTTTCATCTGTCGTCGCTCTACAGCCCCATCGGCTGGCGCTCCTGGCGGGACATCGCCGCGGCCTGGGAGAGCGCGACCGCGAAGGAATCGCGCTCCTCGGCGGCGATCAAGACGTTCAAAAACACGGAGCTCGGCGAGACCTGGGTCGAGGACGGCGAGGCTCCTGACTGGCAGCGATTGCTGGAGCGGCGCGAGAGCTACCGACCCGGCACGGTGCCGTGGGGCGGCCTGCTGCTCGTGGCCGGCGCCGACGTGCAGAAGGACCGCATCGAGGTCTCGGTATGGGCCTGGGGCCGGGGCAAGGAGTCCTGGCTGGTCGAGCACCGGGTGCTGATGGGCGACACAGTCCGCGCGGACGTGTGGCAGCAGCTGCGTGCGCTGCTGGACGAGACCTGGACCCACGAGAGCGGTGTGCAGATGCCGCTGGCGAAGCTGGCGCTGGACACCGGCTTTGCGACGCAGGAGGCGTATGCCTTCGTAAGGTCCTGTCACGACAGCCGTGTGATGGCGGTCAAGGGCGTGTCCAAGGGCGCGGCCTTGATCGGCACACCGACGGCGGTGGACGTCACGGCCGGTGGGCGCCGGCTGCGCCGTGGCATCAAGGTGTTCAGCGTGGTGGTCGGCATCGCCAAGCAGGAGCTGTACAGCAACCTGCGCAAGGTCCCGACCGTCGACGATGTGACCGGCGAGATCGCCTACCCGCCTGGCTACGTGCACCTGCCTCCAATGGACGCGGAGTACCTGCAGCAGTTGTGCGCGGAGCAGCTGGTCACGCGCCGTGACCGCAACGGCTTCCCGGTGCGCGAGTGGCAAAAGATGCGCGAGCGCAACGAGGGCCTGGATTGTTTCAACTATGCAAGGGCTGCTGCGGCGGCTTGCGGCCTGGACCGTTTCGAAGAGCGCCACTGGCGCGAGCTGGAGCGGCCCTTCGGGACGACGGCGGCGCCACCCCAACCTGTCGTTCAGGACCGCCCGCCCGATCCGTTTTCCTCTGCCCCGCCCGAAGCCACCGACCCCGGTGGCTTCGGTGCTTCTGAGCCACCGCGGCGAGCTCGCCGCGTCGTCAAAAGCCGCTGGCTGTCCCGGTGACAGCCGCTCAACCAGCAAGGAGCCCTTCCCCGTGGCCTACACGCCAGAAGACCTGCAGCGCCTGCAAGCCGCCCTCGCCAAGGGCGAGCGCCGCGTGAGCTTCGGCGACAAGACGGTCGAGTACCGCGACGTCGACGAGCTGCAGTCAGCCATCCGTGAGGTCAAGCGAGACCTCGCCGCCCAGGGCCGGGTCGTCCGCCCGCCGCGCCAGATCCGCATCACCACGAGCAAGGGCACCTGATGGGCTGGTTCGCCAAAATCAGGCGCCGCCTGTTCGGCGGCACGCCGACCTACGACGGCGTGGGCGGCGGGCGGCGCGCCCTGGCCTGGATCGTCGGCAACCCGGGCGCCGTCGCCGCGCTGGCCTTCTCCCAAGATGAGCTGCGCGCGAAGAGCCGGGACCTGGTGCGGCGAAATGCGTGGGCGGCGGCCGGCACTGAAGCCTTTGTCGCCAATGCCATCGGCACCGGCATCAAGCCGCAGTCGATGGTGCTGGACATCGCACAGCGCGAGGCCATCCAGGCGCTCTGGCGCGACTGGTGCGAGGACGCGGACGCCGCCGGCCTGACCGATCTCTACGGATTGCAGGCATTGGCGTGCCGGGCGATGCTGGAAGGCGGCGAGGCCATCGTGCGGCTGCGCTACCGCCGGCCCGAGGACCGGCTGCCGGTGGCGCTGCAGATCCAGGTGCTGGAGCCCGAACACCTGCCGGTCACGCTCAACGTCGAGCTGCCCAACGGCAACCTCGTTCGAGCGGGAATCGAGTTCGACCGGCTCGGCCGGCGTGTCGCGTATCACCTGTACCGCTCGCACCCCAACGACGGCGCGCTGGCTCCGATGTCGGGTACGGGCGGTATGGACACCGTGCGCATCCCGGCGAGCGAGGTGATCCACCTGTTCCGCCCGCTGCGACCCGGTCAGATCCGCGGCGAGCCCTGGCTCGCGCGGGCGCTCGTGAAGCTGCACGAGCTGGACCAGTACGACGACGCCGAGCTGGTGCGCAAGAAGACGGCGGCGATGTTTGCCGGCTTTATCACCCGCGCAGCGCCCGAGGACAACCTGATGGGCGAAGGCGAGCCGGACGCCCAAGGCGTGGCCCTCGGCGGCCTGGAGCCCGGCACGCTGCAGTTCCTGGAGCCCGGCGAAGACATCAGATTCTCCGCGCCGGCCGACGTCGGCAGTTCCTACGCCGAGTTCATGCGGCAACAGTTCCGGGCTGTGGCGGCGGCCATGGGCATCACCTACGAGATGCTCACCGGCGACCTGACCCAGGTGAACTACTCGTCCATCCGGGCCGGGCTGCTGGAGTTCCGGCGCCGCTGCGAGGCACTGCAGCACGGCGTGATCGTGCACCAGCTGTGCCGCCCGATCTGGCGGGCCTGGATGACCCAAGCGGTGCTGGAGGGCGCGCTGGAGCTGCCCGGATACGCGCGGCGGCGCCGCCAGTACCAGGCCGTGAAGTGGATTCCCCAGGGCTGGCAGTGGGTCGATCCGAAAAAGGAGTTCGACGCGATGAACACCGCCATCCGCTCTGGCCTGCTGTCGCGGTCCGAAGCGATCTCGTCCTCGGGCTACGACGCCGAGGACATCGACCGCGAGATCGCGGCCGACAACCAGCGCGCTGACGAACTCGGCCTGGTTTTCGACTCGGACCCGCGCCACGACCGCCCGGCAGCGGCGGCGCCCGCTGCACCGCCTCCCGACGAACAGGACCTCTGATATGTCCCTGCCTCACCTGGCATCCCGCCTCTACGGGACGCCGCTGCTCATCGCGCGTCCCAAGCTGGACGTGATCCTGGCCGTGCTCGGCTCACGCATCGGACTGCCGGAGACGGACGCCCTCGTGCCCTTGCTGCCGCCCAAGCAGGCGGTCCCGCCGGCACCCGGCATCGCCGTCATCCCGATCCACGGCACGCTGGTGCGGCGGACGATGGGGCTGGAGGCCGCTTCGGGCCTGACGTCCTATGCCGAGATCGCGGGCTGGCTGGACGCCGCGCTGGCCGATCCCGACGTCAAAGGCGTCCTGCTCGACATCGACTCGCCGGGCGGCGAGGCCGGCGGCGTCTTCGAGCTGGCCCAGCGCATCCGGGCGGCAAGCCGGACCAAGCCGGTCTGGGCCCACGCCAACGATGCCGCCTTCTCTGCCGCCTACGCCATCGGCTCGGCCGCGAGCCGGCTCACGCTCTCGCAGACGGCCGGCGTCGGCTCCATCGGCGTCATCGCGCTGCACGTCGACCAGTCGGTCAAGGACGCCAAGGACGGCCTCGCCTACCGGGCGCTCTACGCCGGCCACCACAAGAACGATTTCAGCCCGCACGCGCCGCTGACGCCCGAAGCCGCCTCCGCGCTGCAGGCCGAGGTCGATCGCCTCTACGGGATCTTCGTCGCCTCGGTAGCGCAGATGCGCGCCTTGAGCGAGGAAGCCGTCCGTGCCACGGAAGCCAGGCTCCTGTTCGGCGAAGACGCCGTGGTGGCGGGGCTGGCCGATGGTGTCGCGGGCTTCGACGAGGTGCTCGCCGACTTCACCTCCCGCCTGAGCCCGGTCCCGCGCCGGATCTCCGGCTCCTCGGCCGGCGCTCCCACCGGCCGGCTTGCTCCGTCCCCTTCCACTTTTCTCAGCCACAAGGACCCCACCGTGAACATCGAAGAGCACATGGCGCCGCCGCACGAAGCCGTAGCCGGGACCGCTGCACCATCCGTCCCTGAAACGCCGCCTGCCGCGCCGCCTCCTGTGGCGAGTGATGCGCACGCGGCAGATGCCGCCCGCCACGAAGCCCAGACGATCGCCGAGCTGTGCCTGATCGCAGGCGCGCCGGAGCGCACCGCCGAGTTCCTCGCCGCCGGCTTCAGCCAGGAGAAGGTCCGCCGGACGCTCCTGGCCGCCCGCGCCGACCAGCCCGAGATCGCCTCCCGCATCACTCCCGACGCTGGCGCCGCCGCTTCTCCCGAGTCCAGTCCGCTGATCGCGGCCGTCAAGAAGCTCATCAAGGCCTGACATGCCCGTTGCACGTGAACCCCACAACCTCGGCGACCTGCTCAAGTACGAAGCGCCGAACCTCTACTCCCGCGACGTGGCCACCGTCGCCTCGGGCCGCAAGCTAGCGCTCGGCACCGTGGTCGGCCGCGACACCGCCACCGGCAAGCTCAAGGCACTGGCGCCCGCGGCCACCGACGGCACCCAGATCGCGGCCGGCGTGCTCGCGTTCGATGTCGATGCCACGCAGGCCGACCGCCCCGACGCGATCCTGATCGCCCGCCATGCCACTGTGGCCAGCCAGGCGCTGGTCTGGCCGGCCGGCATCACGCCCGTCCAGCACGCTGCCGCGGTCGAGCAGCTGCAAACGCTGGGCATCGTGGTGCGCACCAGCGCCTGAACGCTGCGGCGGTCTGCCGCTTTCCTTCCTTCCCTGAACCCGCCCGGCGCGCAGCGCCCGGCGGGTTTTCTTTTGTGCACCCCCATGCAGAACCCATTCAACAACCCGGCTTTCTCGATGGCGGCGCTGACGGCCGCCATCAACCTCCTGCCCAACCGCTACGGCCGGCTGGAGTCCTTGGGCCTGATGCCGGTCAAACCGGTGCGCCTGCGCCAGATCCTCGTGGAGGAGCGCAACGGCGTGCTCAACCTGCTGCCGACCTTGCCGCCCGGTGCGCCGGGGACGGTGGGCAAACGCGGCAAGCGAACCGTGCGCTCCTTCGTCGTGCCGCACATTCCGCACGACGACGTGGTGCTGCCCGAGGAGGTCCAGGGCATCCGGGCCTTCGGCACCGAAACCGAGCTGGAAACCGTGGCCGGCGTCCTGGCCGGCCATTTGGAGACCATGCGCAACAAACACGCCATCACCCTGGAGCACCTGCGCATGGGTGCGCTCAAGGGCGTGATCCTCGACGCCGATGGTTCGGTGCTCTACGACCTCTATCGCGAGTTCGAGATCCCCGCAAAGACGGTGGCCTTCGAACTCGCCAATGAAAAGACCAACGTCAAGGGCAAGTGCCTGGAGGTGCTCGGCCACATCGAGGACAACCTCAAGGGCGAGTTCATGAACGGGGTGCACTGCCTGTGCTCGCCGGAGTTTTTTACGGCGCTTACCGGGCACGCCAAGGTGGTCGAGGCCTACCTGCGCTGGCAGGACGGGGCGGTGCTGATCGCCGACATGCGACGGGGTTTCAGCTACGGGGGGATGACCTTCGAGGAGTACCGCGGCCAGGCGACGGACGCCGAGGGCAACGTGCGGCGTTTTATTGCGGCGGGCGAGGCGCACGCGTTTCCGACCGGGACGGTGGACACCTTCGCGACCTACGTTGCGCCGGCCGACTTCAACGAGAGCGTCAATACCCTCGGCCAACCGCTGTACGCCAAGCAGGAGCCGCGCAAGTTCGAACGCGGCACCGACCTGCACACCCAAAGCAACCCGCTGCCGATGTGCCACCGGCCGGGTGTGCTGGTGAAGCTCAAAGCCTGACCGTGCGAGTCGAGGACCTCTACGAAGCCGCCGCGCGAGCGGGCCTCCTCACGGAGGTGGAAGTGAACAGCCGCCCGGTGCCAGTCGAATTCCGCTCCCCGGACGACACCGTGCTCGACGGCCTGGCGCTGTCCACCGACCACACGATCCGCTACCCGGCGTCGTGGCTGCCCGACCTGGCCGCCGGCCAGTCCCTGCGCATCGGCGGCGTGTCCTACCGGGTCCGGGACGTCCGTTCTGTCGGCGACGGCAGCGAACGCCGGGCCCTGCTCACCCGAACCTGACCCGCCTGTCCATGACCTCCGTCCGCGAGCGCCTCTTGCGGGCGGTGCTGGCGCGCCTGTCCGCTGCCGTGGCGCCGGTCCCGGTGCTGCGCGCACCGACCTCCCCGGTGCGCCGCGACGACAGCCCGGCGCTGCTGCTGTTCCCAGAAACCGACGCCGTCACCGGCCACGCCAACGCCCTCGTCGACCGCGCGCTGACCTTCCGCCTTGTCGCCATCGCCCGGGGAATCCCCGACCTCGACAGCGCCTTCGACGTGGCCGACCGGCTCGTCGTCGCCGCCCACGCCGCCCTGTTCGCCGATCCCAACCTCGGCGGGCTCGCGATCGCCCTGCGCGAGATCGACAGCGAATGGGACGCCGAGGACGCGGATGCCGGCGCGGTGGCGATGCCGGTCCGCTACGAGATCCGCTACCGAACCCATGCCCAAGACCTCACCCGACCCGGTTGACCGCCGCCGCCTGCGTGAGCTGCAGCCCGTCTCCGACCTGCGCCACGGCCGTGGCCGCCTGCTCGATTCCAACGAAACCGGCCAGCGCCAGCTGGCCGAGCTGGGGCTCACCGAGGCGGCCGAAGCGCTGGCCTCGACCCCTTCCTACCCCGACCCAACCAACGAAAGCGATTAACCATGTCCTACTTCTCCGGCCAAGGCCGCGTCTACGTCGGCTCGCGCGATGCCCTCGGCCGCCCGCTCGGCTTGTCCTATGTCGGCAACGTGCCCGAACTCAAGGTGTCCCTGTCCGTCGAGACGCTGGAACACCAGGAATCGACCAGTGGTCAGCGCCTGACCGACCTGCAGCTGATCAAGACCAAAAAGGGGGAGTTCTCCTGCACCCTGGAAGAGCTGATCCCCGTGAACCTGGCGCTGGGCCTGTACGGCACGACCTTCAGCCAAGCGGCCGGCAGCGTGACCGCCGAGGCCCTGCCCAACCCGACGACGGTCGGCAGCCTCTACCTGCTGGCCAAGCAGAACGTCTCGGCCGTCGTGGTCAAGGACTCCACGGGTGGCACGGCCAAGACGCTGCCGGCTGCCCAGTACAGCGTCAACACCAAACACGGTTCGATCGTGATCAACGACAAGACGGCCGGCGGCCCCTACGTCGAGCCCTTCAAAGTCGACTACGCGTACGGTCCCGCGCAGGTGACCTCGATGTTCACGCAGCCGCTGCCCGAGCGCTGGGTGCGCTTCGAGGGGCTCAACACCGCTGACGGCAACAGCGAGGTGGTGATCGACCTGTACCGCGTCGCCATCAATCCGGCCAAGGAGCTGTCGGTCATCACCGACGACCTGCTGAAGTTCGAACTGTCGGGACAGGTGTTGGCCGACACGCTCAAGCCGGCCGCAGGCGATCTCGGCCAGTTCGGAAAAATTGTTTTGCTGTGAAACATCGGACATGAGTACCTCCTCCGATCTGGAGATCCTGGTTCCGCCAGCACAGCAACTGGACATCGCGGGCGAGCGCCTGGAGATCCGGCCGCTGGTCCTCGGCGAGCTGCCGGCGGTGCTGAAGGCCGTCCGGCCTTTTGCTGCGCAGCTGGCCGGCGGGCCGGACTGGCTCGCGCTGTTCGCCGAGCACGGCGAAGCGCTGCTGCAGACGCTCACGCTGACGGCACGCAAGCCGCGCGAGTGGGTGGACCAGCTGGCCGTCGACGACGCGCTGGCGCTGGCCGCTGCCGTGTTCGAGGTGAACGCCGATTTTTTCGTGCGGCGGGTGGCGCCGCGGATCGGCGACCTGGCGCAGCAGCTGAGCACCCGGCTGGCTGGGCCGACGCCGTCGCCCGGCTGATCCGCGCCGGCCACCGGCACCCGGATGTCCTGGGCTACACGCTGGCCCAGGTCAATGCGTTCCTCGCCGCCGACGCGCGGCTGGAGCACGAGCGGCTCGCCGCACTGCTCACGGTCGCGGCGGTGGCGGCGCAGGGCAGCCGCGACTCGATCCAACAGCTGCAGCGCGAGCTGCAGCGGCACAGCCGATGAATCTCCAGTTCACTGCCTCCGGGCTGCTCGATGCAAACGGCTTCCGGGCGTGGCACGACTCGACGTGGCGCACCTTGCGCGGCCAGGTGGCGAGTGCCATGCGCAAGGTGGGCGACCAGATGGAAGACCGCGTGCGGGCCGAGATGCGCACCAGCTTCGGGTCGGCGAAGCCGGCGTTCCTGCGCTCCATGCGGGCGAAGCTCTACAACGCCAAGATGGACCGGTTCCCCGCCTTGCACATCGGCTCGAAGATCCCGTGGCTGGGCATCCACGAGCAAGGCGGCGTCATCCAGGGCCGCATGCTCATTCCGCTGCTGCCGCAGCACCGGCGCATCGGGCCGAAGGCGTTCAAGCGCGTGATCCGTGATCTCCTGGACTCGGGCAACGCGTATTTCATCAAGAAGGACGGCCGCGCGATTCTGATGGCCGAGAACCTCTCCGCCAACAGCCGGACCTTGACCCGGTTCCGGCGTGCCGAGCGCGAGCGCACGGCGCTCAAGCGCCTGCCGCGACGCCACGAGATCCCCATCGCGGTCCTCGTGCGCCGCGTCACGCTGCGGCGTCGTTTCGACTTGCGGCACATCGTGGCCCGCGAGCTTCCCCGGCTGACCGCCTCGATCGAGAACGACTACGTCAAGATTTACGTCCCCTGATCACCATGGCGCTCAATCGGGCTCAGATCCTCATCACCGCCGTCGACGACACGCGGCGGGCGTTTCAAACCATCCAGGCCAGTCTCACGCAGCTGCGGGAGCAAGCCGGACTGGTCGGCATCTCCCTGCGCGGTGTGGGTGCCGCCATTGGCACCGGCGCCGGGGTGCGTGAGCTACAGGCCGCCGCCTCGCAGTACGACGCGCTGCAGGGCCGGCTGCAGCTGGCAGCCGCCTCCCAGGAGACCTTCAATCGGGCCGAGGCCGAGCGCCTCGACATCGCGCGGCGCAACCAGGCGGCGTTGGCCGAAACCGTGGCGATGTATGCCCGCCTGACGCCGGCCGCGCGCACGGCGGCCCGCTCGCAAGGCGAGGTCGTGTCCGCCACTGCGGAGATCGGCCGGGCTGCTGCCCAGTCCGCACGAGCGCTGCAGCCGCTCCAGTCCGGCCTGGCCCGGCTGCGGGCCGAAGCCGGCGAACTCGGCGCTGCCCTCGGCCGCATCGGCGTGGCCATCGGGGTCGGTCTCGGCGTGCGCGAGCTGGCCGCCGCCGCCGATCAGTACAAGGAGCTGCAGGCCCGCCTCAAGTTGGCGGTGACCTCCCAGGAGGAGTTCAACCGCGCCGAGGGTGAGCTCTTCGAGATGGCCCAGCGCAACCGCGCCCCCTGGGCCGAGACGGTGTCGCTCTACGGCAAGCTGGCTCCGGCGATGCAGGCGCTGGGCCGCTCGCAGTCCGAGGCACTGGCCACGACCGATGCGGTCGGCCAGGCCATCGCGCTGTCCGGGGGGTCCGCCGAAGGGGCTGCGGGCGCCCTGCTGCAGTTCGGCCAGGCCGTGGACGGGGGGGTGTTGCGCGCCGAGGAGTTCAACTCGATCATCGAACAGACGCCCCGGTTGGCCAGGGCCCTCGCAGATGGCCTGGGCGTACCGCGAGGTGCACTGCGCGGGCTGGTCGAGCAAGGCAAGATCACGTCGGCCGCCATGATTGACGCGCTTCTGAAGCAGCGCGATCGACTCGCTGAGGAGTATGGCAGTCTGCCGGACACCGTGTCCGGCGCCCTGACCCGGCTGCGCAATGCCTTCGTGCGGGCCTTCGGCCGCTGGGACTCGGGCAGCGGGGTGTCCGCTGGACTCGCCCAGGCGATCCAGCTGATCGCCCAGCACATCGAGACCTTGATCAACCTGGTCGGTGTGGCGCTGATGGCTGCCTTTGGCCGCATGATCAGCGGGCTGGTGGCCAGCGCCGCGGCAGCCCGTGCGGAAGCCGCGATGCGGCTGGTTCAGCTGCGGGGGCTGGAGGCCGAGGCAATCATGCGGATGCGCGTGGCGACGGCTGCGTTGGCACAAGCTCGGGCGCAAGGCTCCACGGCCGTGGCCCTGGCCGCCGACGCCGTGCAGGCCCGCAAGCAGGCCACCGCTGCGACGGCCGCCGTCACCCAGGCGGTGGCCTCGACCACCCTGCTCGGGCGGGCTGCCGGACTGTTGCGTGGCGCCTTGGCCCTGCTCGGCGGGCCGGTGGGCATTGTCGTGACCGTCATCGGACTGCTTGGGACAGCGCTCTACTCGGCGCGCGATGCGGTGGTCGAGTTTGGCGGCAGGACGGCGTCCATCCGGCAGATCGTCGTCGCCACCTGGGAGCTGGTGGCCGAGAAGGTCCGGGCGGTTTGGCAGGTGCTCGCCGAACTGGTGCAAATCAACGACAGCACCTGGGCCCGACTGCGCGATGCCGTGTCGGCCGGCGCGGGTGCGGTCGGCAGTGTGCTGCGGCGCATGGTCAACGGCGTGATCGGGTCGTTCAACGCGCTCGGCCAGGTCGCGGGCAAAACCGCCGGCTTCCTGGTGGAGCGGTTCCGCACGGCGTTCTCGAACGTGGGCGCCATGGCCGAAGCCCTCGGCCGGGATGTCTCGGCCGCCTTCTCGGGCGACTTCTCGATGAGTGCGCTGAAGGCGCAGTTCTCCAGCAACCTGCAGCAGATGCGGGGCTTCGGCGACGAGCTGGCCGGCACGGTCCGTGAGGCCCTGGGCCGGGACTACCTCGGCGAGGCGGCGCAAGCGATTGCGGCCCGTATCCAACCGGACGCCAAGAAGAAAGAGACCTATGCGCAGCCTCCGAAACCCGGAGCCGCTCCGGCGACGCAGGCCGGCGCCTCGTCCCGGCAGGCACTGCTCAAGGCCCAGGCCGACGCCGAGTTCCAGCTGCTCAAGGACGGGCTGGAGCGCGCCCAGGTCGCCCTCGACCGCGCGCTGGAAGACCGCACGATCTCCATCCGTGCCTACCACGAGGGCAAGGCCCGGCTGGAGCAGCAGGAGATCGACGCGGAGATCGCACGCACCCGACAACTGCTGGCCGAGCAGCAGCGCCTCGCCAGGCCCAGCAACAAGCCCGGTGACAAACCGGGCGACAAGCCTGATGACAAGCCGGACGAGCGCCTGAAGGCGCGGGCCGAGATCGCCAAGATCGAGGCCGACCTGGCGGTGCTGAACAACAGGCGGGCCGACGTCGCAGTGGCGAACGCCCGCAAGGCGGCGCAGGCCGAACGCGAGCTGCGCGAGGAGCTGGCCCGGGTGCGGCAGGAGCTGTTCGACATGACCGGCGTAGCCACCGGGCAGGACCGGCGTGCGGCGATAGAGCAGCAGTACCGGCCGCTGATCGAGCGGCTGCGCGCCGAAGGCGACTCCGAGGGCGTGGCCACGGTGGGCCGGCTCGTCGACGTGCAGGCGGCAACCGCCGACCTCGCCGTCTACGAGCGCGAGTTCGATGGCACGTTGTCCCGGATGCGGGCGCTGGAGCAGTCCATCGACCTGCAGCGCCAGGCCGGGCGAATCACCGAGTCGCAGGCACAGCAGCAGATCCTCGCCCTGCACCGGGAAACGGGCGTCGCGCTGGATGCCCTGCTGCCCAAGCTGGAGGCCACCGCCGCCGCCATCGGCCCCGAGGCCGTCGCGCGCGTGCAAGGCTGGAAGAACGAGATCGCCCAGGTCAAGCTGCCGGTCGACGCCGTGGCCCTGTCCATCAACGGAGCCGTGCAGAACGGTTTCGGGCAGTTGTTCCAGGATATCGGCAGCGGCGCGAAGTCGGCCAAGGACGCGTTCAGCGAATTCGGCCGCTCCGTCCTGAACACCATCAACCGCATCGCGTCGCAGAAGCTCGCGGAGGCGCTGTTCGGCAACCTGTTTTCAGGGGCTGGAGGCGGTGGAGGGTTCGGAGGTCTTGTCTCTTCGCTATTCCAGGGCTTCGCCCGGGGCGGCTATGTGACCGGCCCTGGCACCTCGACCAGCGACTCGATCCCGGCGCGGCTGTCGGCCGGCGAGTTCGTGGTGAACGCCGCTGCTGTCCGCCGGGTCGGAGTCGCGTTCCTGCACTCCCTCAACGGCATCTCCCGAGGCCCGCAGGTCCACGGCCCGGCGCTCGCCTTCGCCGCAGGCGGCCTGGTGCCCGACGTGCAGCCGCCACAGCCCGCCCCGCAAGGCCAGGGCGTGCGCATCGTCAACGTCATCGATCCGGCGATGGCTGGCGACTACCTCAACTCGTCCGCGGGCGAGAAAACCATCCTCAACATCTTGCAGCGCAATGCCGGCGCCATCCGGCAGGTGCTGGCCTAAGGAGAGCTTCACCGATGGCATTCGAAACCGGCACCGCCACCGACTACCGCGACCTGCTGGAGCGCTTCCGTGCCTTCCTGACCAAAAACCCGGCCCTCGTCGCCGCGAACCAGCAATGGACCGAGCTGCGCTGGATCAGCACCGACGCCGGCCAGCAGCTGCTGCTCCGGGCCCCTGGCCTGGCCGGTGCGGAGGAGATCTACTGCGGCATCCGGTCCTACTCCAACCCGACCTCGGGCTACTACATGTGGGACCTGATCGGCAGCATCGGTTTCAACCCGGCCAACGGTTTCACGGACCAGCCGGGCGCCCTGACCGGCTGGCTGCCGATGATGAGCCTGTGGAATGCCGCGATGCCCTACTGGTTTGTGGCGAGCGGCCGGCGCGCCGTGGTGGTGACCAAGGTTTCCACCCTCTACGAGGCGGCCTACCTCGGGCTGATCCTGCCCTACGCCACGCCGGGCCAGTACCCCTACCCGCTGTTCATCGGCGGCTCGATGACCGGGCAGCGGGGTCGCAACTACAGCACCACGGGCCCGAACCACCGGCACTTTGTGGATCCGGGCGACGATGGGCAAAACAACGGCAACACGGCCGCGATGCTGCGCGGGCCCTCGGGCGCCTGGCTGCCGTTCCAGAACGTGGCCTATTCGTCGGGCGAGTACCGCTATGACAACGCGCGCATCGTCTGGCCGACCATCTACAGCTACCTCGGCAACCTGCGCGAGGCACCGGACGGCACCTACGTGCTGACGCCCTTGGTGCTGACGCAATGGAACTCCGGCAGCGATCACGACCTCTTCGGCGAGCTCGACGGCGTCTACCACGTCAGCGGCTTCAACAACGCCGCCGAGAACCTGATCAAGGTGGGCGGCGTGGACCACCTGGTGGTGCAGAACGTCTACCGCACCTCGGTACGCGACTACTGGGCCCTCCGCCTCGCCTGAGCAAAGGAAACACATCGATGGCTTATTTGACTGGCTCCGCCACGGGGCCCAGCCAGCTGCTGGACGCGCTGCGGGTCTTTGCCACGGCGAACGGCTGGACGGAACTGCGCTGGGGGGCGTCCGGCCCCGGCCAGCAGCTGTCCCTGCAAAACGGAACCCAGTTCGTGCACCTGCGCAGCGCCGTGAACGAAGCCGCGCGTCCCGGCTATGGCAGCGTGAACGGGATCTTCCTGACCGGCTCGAGTGCCTTCGAGGCCGCCCAGCCCTGGAACAACCAGCCCGGCACCATCCGCAACACCGGCAACCAGATCGAGGTCTGCGGTCTCTACGAGGTCGGGGCGAGCAGCACCTACCACCTGTTCGCGCTCGACGCACCCGCTCTGCTCCTGCTGGTGGCCGAGGTCACGCCCGGGGTCTACCACCACCTTGCTTTCGGCAACCTCGCCAAGTACGGCAACTACCCCGGCGGCGCCTTCGTCTCGGGCGCCTTCGCCTCGGACAACTACATCTACGGCGGCAGCAGCAGCGGCGACTACATCTTTGGCCACGCGCAGGACCGCCATCCCGGTCTGCCGTTCAACGACTACAAGCACTACGGCGGCAACTACGTGCGCGGCCAGGTGGACGGATTCGACGGCTGGTTCTCCGTCTGCCGGACCAATCCGCACACTGGCAAGCGGGCCAAGTCGACCTGGGAGGACGGCACGGGCGGTACCCGCGAGAGCCTGGCGCGCTACTGGTGGGCGCACACGCCCAACACGCTGAACGGCGTCGCGCCGATGCAGCCGTTTTATGTCTTCGTCGAGCGGCCGGACGGCTACTTCTCTCCGTTCGGCTACACCCCGCACTTGCGCTACATGAACATCCAGCACTACACCGCGGCCGAGCCCTTCGCCATCGGGCGGGAGGAGTGGATGGCCTTTCCCGGGCACTCCAAAAACGGCAAGTCCGGCGCGCACGGCTACGCGGTGCGCTTGGTGCGGTAAACGATGGCCACGTTGCCCGGCAGCCTCCTGCCCGGCTCGATCGTCCAGGAGCCGACCAACTACCGCCGCTCGCCCGAGATCTCGGAGTTCGAGCGCGTCACCTATCCCTTCGACGCGCGGGACAGCGCCGCACCGGCGTCGGGCGCCAAGGCCGACACCCAGCCAGTCGAGGAACTGCGGATATCCCATTCGGGGGACTACCTCCCGAGCTTCGTCGGCGACTGGTACCACCGCATCCACCTCATCCCCGCGCGCATCGACCTGGGCAACGTCATCAGCCCGGTAGAGCGGCGGTTGGAGGTGTGGAACGCCTACCTCGAAGCACACACCCTCAACGCGATCGAGGCGACGGCAACCGACGGGTTGACGCTGTCAGGGCCACCGCAGCCGCCGCTGGACTTCGGTCCGCTGCAAACCCGGCTCTACCGTTTCACGGCCAGCAGCCGCGGCGCGCCCCTGATCGACGCCCGCTACACCTTCCGCTTCGCCAGTGGCCTGGTGGCGGTGCTGCCGGTGACGGGCCGGCGGGTGGTGGTGTTCGGCATCCGGCCGAACTGGGCCGCAGGCATCACGGAGCGGCTGGAGTGGCTGACCGAGGTGCTGGAAGCGCACGACGGCACCGAGCAGCGCATCCGGCTGCGCCAGATGCCGAGGCGGGGTTTTGAGTACGGCTTCCTGCTGGAGGGGCAAGACGCGCGGGTGCTGGACCACCTGCTGTTTGCCTGGGGCGGGCGGACGTACTGCCTGCCGGTGTGGACCGACATCGCCTATCTGGCCGAAGAGGTCCGGGCGGGAGCGACGGCATTGCAGGTGCAAGACGCCGCCAACAGCGACTACCACCCCGGCGGCATGGCGGTGCTGTGGCGGTCGGTGCTGGACAACGAAGCCGTGCAGGTCCTCTCGGTCGCCGGCAACACGCTGACGCTGAACCTCGCCCTCGGCCGCAGCTGGCCCGCCGGCACCCAGGTGTTCCCGGCGCGGCTGGCTCGGCTCGATGGGCAGACCGCCGTCCGCCGCCCGACGGACACCATTGCCGAGGGCCGCTGCCGGTTCACGGTCGAGGACCTGACCGCACCCGCGGTGTCGGAGCCGGGCCCGGCCTACCAGGGCTACCGCATCTTCGACTGGCCGCCCGATCGCAGCGAGGACCTGGAGGACAACTGGCAGCGCAAGCTGGCGGTGCTGGACCACGGCACCGGCGTGCGGGGCTACGACGACGAGTCGGGGACGGCGCAGATGGGCCGCCGGCTGGCCTGGCTGCTCCCGGATCGCTCGCAAGTGAGCCGCTTTCGTGCATGGCTCGCGGCGCGCGCCGGCCGGGCCAACCCCGCGTGGCTGCCGACCTTCGAGTCGGATCTGGTGGTCACCCGCCCGGTGGCCACTGCCGACAGCGGCCTCACCGTGCGCAACGTCGGCTACAGCCACTTCGTGGCCGGACACCCGCAACGCCGTGACCTGGTGCTGCGCACCACCGCGGGGGTGTTCTATCGCCGCGTCACGGGCGCCGACGAGCTCTCGGCGGATGAAGAGCTGATCTCGCTCGACGCCCCGCTGGGCGTGACCGTCGCGCCTGCGCAGTTCCTGCAGATCTCCTGGCTCGAGCTGGCCCGCCTCGACCAGGACGCGGTGGAGCTGTTCTGGGAGACCGACCAGGTCGCCCGTCTTCAACTCTCGACCCGGACCTTGAGTTCATGAACTACCTGACGCAAGAGCAGTCGGTGCACCACGGGCAGCCGCAGGAGCTGTACCGCTTCGCGCAAGGCACCCAGCGCTGGCTCTACACCTCGGTGCAAGAGAGCATTGGCTACCAGTCGGAGACCTACGAGCCGGCACCGATCACCCGCAGCCAGATCGAGCAGAGCAACGAGCTGTCGCGCAACGGCATCGAGGTGCGCGTGCCGCGGGACCTGCCGCTGGCGGCGCTCTTCATTGCCGCCCCGCCGGAGGGCGTGGTGAGCCTGACGATCTACCGCCGGCACACCGGGCCGGGCGCCGAGGCCAGCGAGTTCGTCACGTACTGGAAGGGCCGCGTGATGGTGGCGCGCCTGGCGGGCGCGGAAGCAACACTGAAATGTGAGCCGGTCGGCTCCTCGCTCAAGCGGCTCGGGCTGCGGGCGCGTTACCAGATCAACTGCCGGCACGTTCTGTACTCGTCCGGCTGCGGCGCGCTGCGCGACAGCTTCCGGGTCGACGGTTCGGTCGCCGCAGTCAGTGGCATCAGCGTCCAGGTCGCGACGGCAGCCAGCCGCGAAAACGGCTACTTCGTCGGCGGCTACCTCCAGTCGACGGCCGGCGCTCGCATGGTGGTGGCGCACGCCGGCATCGATCTGACGCTCGCCGCACCACTGCTTGGCCTGGCGGTCGGCGACCCCGTCCAGCTCTATGCCGGTTGCGATCACTCCACGAGCCACTGCCACAAGCGCTTCAACAACCTCGACAACTTCGGCGGTTTTCCGTTCATCCCCTGGAAGAACCCGTTCTCGGGCGACGCCATCGTTTAAAGCCAGCACCCCATGTGGGCACAGATCATCGTCTGGATCGTCACGACGGTCCTCTCGGCGCTGCTCGCGCCAAAACCGAGAACCCAGGAGGCCCAGCCGGGCCAGATCGGGGACAAGGACGTCCCCATCGCGTCCCAGGACGCGCCGATCCCGGTGCTGTTCGGCACCCGGGTGATCTCCGGCCCCAACGTCGTCTGGTACGGCGACGTGCAGGTCAAACCCATCAAGAAGAAGGGCGGAGGCAAGAAGTGAGCGACGTCATCGCAAGGCTGGAGCATGCACGCGCGCTCGGCTACTGCGCCCGGGGCATGCGCCGCTGGTTCGAGGGGCGCGAGCGGACCTGGGTGGAGTTCGTCGAGCAGGGCGTGCCCGCCGACTGGCTCCGCAGCAGCGGCGACGCCCTGGCGCTGAGGGTCGCCGAGCAGGCGGAGCAGGCCGCGGCCGAGGAGCCCCACCGATGAGCGGCGGCGGCAGCAAAAAGAAGGTCACGGTCGGCCATTGGTACGGGCTCGGGGCGCAGCTGGTGCTGTGCCATGGGCCCGTGGACGCCATCACCGAGATCCGGGTCGGCGAGCGGGTGGCCTGGTCCGGGCAGGCGACCAGCACCACCTCAATTGGGATCAACCGGCGGGACCTGTTCGGGGGCGAGGAGCGCGAGGGCGGCGTCGAGGGCACGGTGGACCTCCTCATGGGCGAGCCGGGGCAAGGCCGCAACACCTACCTGCAGGAGCACCTCGGCCCGGACATCCCAGCCTTCCGGGGGGGCGTGTCGCTGGTGCTGCGCCGTGCCTGGGTTGCCGCGATGAACCCCTACATCAAGCCCTGGTCGGTACGGGCCCGGCGGGTGCCGCGCGGTTGGTATCCCGAGCGATCGCGCATCGGCGACGACGCCAACCCGGCCCACATCATCCGCGAGTGCCTGACCAACGCCGACTGGGGCATGGGGTATCCGGCGGGCGACATGGACGAGGTGAGCTTCCGTAGGGCGGCCGACACGCTGCACGCCGAGGGGTTTGGGCTGTCGCTGCTGTGGTCGCAGGAAGAAACCATCGAGAGCTTTGCACTTTCGGTGCTCAAGCACATCGACGGCGTGCTGTACGTGCACCCGCGCACCGGCCTCTTCGTGCTCCAGCTGGCCCGCGCCGACTATCAGCTGGAGCGGCTGCCGGTGTTCGACCCGTCCAACATCCTTCGCATCGATGAGTTCACCCGGCCCTCCTGGGGTGAGACCGTCAACCAGGTGACGGTGGTCTACCGCGATGCGGCGAGCGACAAGGATGCCTCGGTCACGGTGCAGGACATTGCGGCGGTGCACCTCAATGGCGGCGTGGTGGCCACCTCGCTCCAGTACCCGGGCATCAGCCACGGGGCGCTCGCCACCCGGGTCGCCATGCGGGAACTAAAGCAGCTGTCGGCGAGCCTCGCCAAGTGTACTTTTATCGCCAACCGGCAGGCCGCCGCGCTGCAGATCGGCGACGTGGTGAAACTGTCCTGGCCGCCCTACGGTATCGCGCAGCTGCCGATGCGCATCGTGCGCATCGCGTATGGCGAGCTGGCGAGCGGCGCCGTGCGGGTCGACTGCGTGCAGGACATCTTCGGATTGCCGCAATCGGTCTACTCGGCGCCGCCCTCGTCCGGCTGGAAGGAGCCCACCAGCGAACCCTTGCCCTGCCCGCAAGAGGTGCTGTTCGAGGTGCCGTACTGGTGGATCGTCCAGGACCTCACGGGCGAGTCCGACAGCCGGCTCGGGGACATCGGCGACCTGGACGGGCTGGTGGCGGCCTGCGGCGCCCGGCCCAGCGGTGACGCCTTCGGGTTCAAGGTCATGGCCCGCCTGGGCGGTGGCTGGGAAGACAAGGGTCAGGGTAGCTTCACGCCGACCGTGATCCTTGCGGCAGCGCTGCCGCAATCAGCCAGCCAGGTGCGTGTGTCATTGGCGAACGGCATCGGTTTGGAGGATATCGAGGCGGGAGGGCTCGCCCTCGTGAACGGGGAGTGGCTCAAGGTCGCTTCGCTCGACCGGGCGGCAGCCGGAGGCCCGGCCGCGGTGTTCGAGCGCGGCCTGCTCGACACGGTGCCCGTGGGCCACCCCGCCGGCAGCCGGGTGTGGTTCGTCGAGGAGGCGCGCCACTACCTGCAGCCGGAGTACGTGCAGGGCGAGACGGTGCGCGCCCGGCTGCTGACGCAGACAGCGCGCGGCACCTTGCCGCTGGGCGAAGCGCCGGAGATGAGCCTGACGCTCGCCAAGCGCTTCATCCGGCCCTACTGCCCCGGCAACCCCCGCGTCAACGGCCGGGCCTACCCGGCGGCGGTGGCGGGGGAGATCACGGTCAGCTGGGCCACGCGCAACCGCCGCACGCAGACGGCTTACCTGGTGCTGCAGACCGAAGGTGAGGTGACGCCGGAGGCGGGGCAGACCACCACGGTGCGCATTTTCGGCGAGGGCGGTTCGCTGCGCCGCACCCTGGCCGGGCTCGCGGGCAACAGCGCGACGTGGCCGCTGGCGCAGGAGCTGGCCGACTCGGGGCTCGGGCGAGTCAACGCGAAGCTGCGCGTGGAGATCGAGTCCGTCAGGGACGGCCACGTGTCCTGGCAGAAGCACAGCATCGAATTCGAGCGGGCCGGCTACGGCCTGCACTACGGCAACTACTACGGAGGCGTTTGAATGGCGAGCATCGATCCCAACCTCGGGTTGACCTATGGCTGGGCCCAGGGGGAACACAACTGGAATGGCGGCATGGACGCCGATCTCAAACGGCTGGGCGCCGTGGTGGGCTTGTCGGTCAAGGACCGTGATCTCACCGCGCCGCCGGCCACGCCGGTGGATGGCGACCGCTACATCGTTCCGGCAGGCGCCACCGGCGCCTGGGCCGGGAAGACGGGACAGGTCGCGGTGCGCATCGCAGGCACCTGGGAGTACCACGCGCCCAAGGTCGGCTGGCTCTGCTTCCTTGAGGACGAGAACAAGTTGAGCGTCTACAAGGCGGCCGGCTGGAGCCCTGGCATCGCGCTCTGACCCTTTTCACTCTCACCCCAACCCGAACCCGCCCGAGTGGCGGGTTCTTTCATTTGAAGACCACCGATGACTGAAGAGAACAAGCCCGCCCTCGTCGACAACATGCTGGTGTTGAACAAGGAGGACTTCGACGACCTGCTGGACCGTGCCGCCGAGCGTGGCGCCGAGCGCGTGCTGATGCTGCTCGGCTTCGATGACCGGGGCGATGCGGCGCGCGATTTGCGCGAGCTGCGCGACCTGCTGGACGCCTGGCGCGATGCCCGTCGCACCGCGTGGCGCACCGTGGTCAAGGTGTTCACCACCGGCCTGTTGGCCGCGCTGCTGATCGGCGCCTCCATCAAGTTCAACCCGTGGGGAGGCAATCCGTGATCGAGACGCTGCTGGGCGGCTTGCTCGGCGGCGCCTTCCGGCTTGCGCCCGAACTGCTGAAGTGGCTGGACCGGGCGGGCGAGCGCGCGCACGAGCTGGCCATGCAGGACAAGGCGCTGGAGTTCGAGCGGCTCAGGGGCGCGCAGCGCATGGCCGAGATTGGGGCGGCGGCCGACGTCGCGTGGAACGTCGGGGCGATGCAGGCGCTGAAAGAGGCGATTGCAGCCCAGGGCCAGCCGTCGGGCGTGCGCTGGGTCGATGCGTTGTCAACGAGTGTGCGGCCGGTGATCACTTACCTGCTGGTGTCGATGTACTGCGGGGTCAAGGCCGCCACCTTCATCGGGTCGGTGCAGATGGGTTCCGGCTTTGGCACCGCTCTCTTCGCCGCCTGGACTGAATCGGACCAGACGCTGCTGGCCGGCATCTTGAACTACTGGTTCCTGAATAGGACCTTAGAGAAGTGGCGGGGTGCGTGATGGCGCGCACTGGCAGACCTGAAACGCCCCTGTATTTGCGCTTCCTGGCCAAGTTCAGGATCGACCCGCCGACGCAGTGCTGGAACTGGACCGGGGCTGCGTGCCGCCAGGGCTACGGCTTTCTGAAGCGCAAGGATGGCGTGCAACTGCGCGCGCACCGCGTTGCGTACGAACTGTACAACGGAGAGATTCCCCCGGGGTGGTGTGTTTGCCATCGGTGCGATAACCCGCGATGCGTGAACCCGGCTCATCTGTTTGTCGGTACGTACAGGGACAACGCGGCCGATATGGTCGCCAAGGGGCGGGTGGCTCGACGTCCAGGTGAGCGCAACCCAGCTGCTCGCCTTACCGCCGACCAAGTGCGTTGCATCCGCAGCGAGACCGGTTCTCATGCTCAGCTTGCGCGCCGCTTCGGTGTGTCGCCGACGCAGGTCGGCTTGATCAAACGGGGCAAGCGATGGGCGCACTTGTGATCGAGGTGCCTCCGCAGGCCATCGAGCTGGCCAAGCGGTTCGAGGGCTTCCACCGCGTTCCGAAGCACGATCCTCTGCGCCGGGCCCACCCGTACATCTGCCCGGCGGGGTATTACACCATCGGGTTTGGTCATCTCTGCCGGCCCGACCACCCGCCCATCACCGAGGCCGAGGCCGAGATCTACCTGATGCAGGACCTGGCCAAGGCGCTTGAGGCGACGCTGCGCTACTGCCCGGGGCTAGCAGCCGAGCCGCCGGGGCGGCTCGCGGCCATCGTCGACTTCACCTTCAACCTCGGAGCGGGTCGCTTGCAGACCTCAACGCTACGCCGCCGTGTCAATGAGCGCGACTGGCTTGCTGCGGCGCGCGAGTTGCGCCGCTGGGTCTACGGCGGCGGCAAGGTGCTGCCCGGGTTGGTGACTCGGCGAGAAGCTGAAGCACGTTGGCTTTTGAACGGCACGTAG